CCAGAGCAGTATTTGAATTTGCTACCATTTGGTGTGATAAACATGATACAATAGATGGTATTGAACAAGGTTTCCAAGACTACCTAAGATCTTATGCGGAAAAGGCCTATGCCAACAGTTAAATTAGTATCCGTCACACCTGATGCGGAAAAGACAATGGCGTACATCGCCAGAGTATCTAATCCAAATAATCAAGAGAATGAAAATTTTTCTGGATTGTTAAAGTATTGTATCGAACATGAACACTGGTCTGTGTTTGAACAATCATCAATGACTTTGGAAATAGAAACCACTCGTGCAATAGCAGCACAGATATTAAGACATAGATCATTTACTTTTCAAGAGTTCTCTCAAAGATATGCAAAGAGTAATGAACTAGGAAAGATAAAGTTACCAGATCTACGCAGACAAGATTTTAAAAATCGTCAGAATAGTATTGATGATCTTGATCCATTTGTAAAGCAGAAGTTAGAAGCGCAGATGATAACATTGTTTAGCTCTTCTCAGTCATTGTATAATCAAATGATTGATGAGGGAGTCGCAAAAGAATGTGCAAGAATGGTTCTGCCATTATGCACACCAACAAGAATCTACATGACAGGTTCTTGTCGTTCTTGGATACATTATATTAATCTAAGATCTGCACATGGAACACAAAAGGAACACATGGACATAGCAGAAGAGTGTCGTTCAGTATTTACCGAAAAATTCCCTGTAGTCTCTGAAGCCCTTGAGTGGGTCTAAATAATATTACAAAACGTAAAACTTATGCCAACATACCCTGTTATTCACAAAGAAACTGGTGAGAAAAAAGAATTATCCATGACTATGATTGAGTATTCCACATGGAGAGATGATAATCCAGAGTGGGATAAGGATTGGTCTGAAGGATGTGCTGGCCTTGGAGAGGTTGGTGAATGGAAAGATAAACTAATCACAAAGAATCCTGGCTGGAATGATGTTCTACACAAAGCATCTAAATCACCTGGCTCTAGAGTTACAAAGATAAACAAGTAATGGCAAAGAAAAATAATTCTCCGATTGGAGTAGGAATGACTGCGAAACAAATGAAGAGAAAAAGACCTATTAATGCCGATCTTCTAAACAAGATCGAACCAATTACAGACAATCAAAAGATTCTCTTTGACAACTACAAAGAGGGTAAGAATATTTTTGCTTATGGTTCTGCTGGAACAGGTAAAACTTTTGTTGCCTTGTATCTTGCGTTGAAAGATATTCTTGATCAACATACACCATACAATCAACTTTATATTGTGAGATCTCTTGTCTCAACTCGTGAGATTGGATTCTTGCCAGGCGATCATGAAGATAAGTCTTTCTTGTATCAGATACCATATAAAAACATGGTTAAGTATATGTTTCAGATGCCATCTGATGCAGACTTTGAAATGTTGTATGGTAATTTAAAACAACAGGACACTATCAAATTCTGGAGTACATCATTCATTCGTGGAACAACAATCGATCAAGCAATTGTGTTAGTTGATGAATCACAGAACTTGAATTTTCATGAATTAGATAGTATAATAACAAGAGTAGGAGAGGATGCTAAAATCATTTTCTGTGGTGATGCAAGTCAAACAGACTTACAAAAAACCAACGAGAAGAATGGCATTCTTGACTTCATGAAGATAATCGAACAAATGCCTGAAGAATTTGCAATGATAGAATTTAATGTTAATGACATCGTTCGTTCTGGTCTTGTAAGAGAATATCTTATTAAAAAAATGGCTATGGGTATGTAATGTTTATTGTTGAAAATCACTTAGGTGATTTAGAATTAGAGAAAAAAGAGACCGACGGACTTCGCCTATATAAGTTACCTAATGAAAATTGGGTTCCTTCTATCACCTCTGTTACAAGTTTCTATAATCGAGAGGTGTTTCGTGAATGGAGAAAGAGAGTCGGGAATGAAGAAGCAGATCGTGTCACAAGAGAGGCAACTCGTCGTGGTACGGACTTTCATGAGGCTGCACAAGCCTATCTGGAAAACAAAGAGTTAGATTGGAAGGATTACCAACCACTAACTCAGTTCATGTTTCATAGTGCGAAGTCAAGTCTAGATAAGATTGGAAAGATACACGCAATAGAACGCACACTTTATTCTGAATACCTTGGTCTGGCAGGAAGAGTCGATTGTATCGCCGAATACGAAGGCGAACTTGCTGTTATTGATTTTAAGACCTCGAAAAAAATTAAACCAGAAAAATGGATTGAACAATACTTTGTTCAAGAGGTTGCATATGCCTGTATGTATTATGAACTGACTGGAATTCCTATCCAAAAACTTATCACAATCATGGTCACACCGAATGGTGAGATCAAAGTTTATGATAAACGAAACAAAGGTGACTACATTAAATTACTTGTGAAATATGTTAAAAACTTTATCGAAAACCGAATGGTGGTTAATGGGTGACATCAACAAAGCACTTAAAGAAAAGTTTCTCTGTTCAGCGCAGTTTGCACAGGAGATAGAGGCTATTGTCAAAGATGACAATCTAGGTTATATTGATGCTATCGTACATTATTGTGAAGAAAATGCCATTGACGTTGAATCAGTTCCCAAACTCATTTCAAAACCTCTCAAGGAGAAGTTGAAATGGGAAGCAACA